TCATAGAAACAAGTCACATCGCCATTCATGTGTGGGACGAACCCAATCCTGCATTAATGCAGATAGACGTTTACAGTTGTGCCGAGTTTGATCCGTATGTCATCGCTGAAAAGATCAAGAATGATTTTGATGTTGTCAAACTAGACTATAAATATTTAAATAGAGAAACAGGACTTAAACCAATAAGGTTAAAGAGATAGTATTATGAAAAATTTTATGGGTAAGGACGGCTTTCAATGGTTCGTAGGAGTTGTTGAAGATCGTAATGATCCTAAAACATTAGGTAGAGTTAGGGTAAGATGTCTAGGTTATCATACCGAAGACCTAGTTAAATTACCTACCAAGGATCTACCATGGGCACACCCAATGAATCCTATCACAAGTGCAACCGTATCAGGTATAGGACAGACGCCATTAGGTGTTGTCGAAGGCACATGGGTTGTAGGTTTCTTTACAGACGGACCATCAGCACAACAACCTGTAATCATGGGTACACTACCTGGCGTACCTAAAAATCTACCTACAAAAGACGCAACAAAAGGTTTTCAAGATTATCTCAATGGTAACTTTCCAAAGTATAGTAATGAGTCAGATGTAAATAGATTAGCGGTAAATGAGAGAGGTGCCGAAGGCGAAGAATTAAATCCTCATATCACATTGATACAAAGACGTGCCACGAGGGAAACTGCCGTAGGTACGGCACAGATAGATGGTGTTGTCGGTGGTGTTGCACCTTTTCCTGCCGATCTCGACACAGAAAATAATGGTAAGTGGGATCAACCTGCAATACCTCATGCCGCTGTATACCCTAACAATCATGTCTATGAAACAGAAGGTGGACATATAAAAGAATTTGACGACACAAAAGATAATGAGAGAATACATGAAAGACATACAACAGGTACAGGATATGAGATCGATTCAGAAGGTACTAAAGTCACAAAGGTCGTGAAAGATAATTATAACATAATCACAAATGATGATTACTGTCACATACAAGGTAACTCTCGAGCCACGATTGACAAAGGTTTAAGAGTTAGAGTCAACAGTAAAGGTGAGTCTGGCAATAATTATAATATAGAGGTTGGTCAAGGGGCAAGTCTTAATGTGGAGGTCAACGGTGGTAACATTAATATGACAACACTAAATTCAGGTGCTGACGCAGGTGATATAAACATCAATGCCAGTCGTGATCTAAATATGCAGGTAGGTCGTGGTATGAATATAGGTGTTATCGGATCGATCATAGAAACAAGTAATTTTAAAACAACATCTACAACAAATGCTCTTACACAAAACTCAGGTACTCATACAATCAATACAGGTAAGAATACTATCAATGGTGGTAGTGAAGTTGATATCAACGCAAGTGTAATTAATCTAAACTAATATCCTCTAGGACGACCGATTTCTTTTTTCTATCAATGTCAAGATCCTTATTCTTATAAGTACTCATGTGCGTCCTTCAGAAACCAGCTAGGTACCAGAGTAGGCAAAATCCAAGAATGAAAGTAATAGTATTATTAATAATAGTAATCACAATATCTAGTTGTGGGTGGAAGACTAAAGTATCTTGTAATGTAGATGATATTAATACAGTTATCGTTGATTGCAAAGAACAACCTCAATTTGCAATAACTAAAGATTTCTAATTAAACTCTACGGCGCCTGCACCATTTAAAATTCTCAATGGCCTAAGTAAGTCCCAAAATTTATCTAATGCTTTTAATTGACTGGTTTCACCAGTAGGATGCGTTTCTAATTTTTTATTTTTACTAACACAACTCACACATAATAGTGATACAAGTAATAATATGAATAGTTTATTTCTCATTTATACTAACTCCTGATGGATAAAATATTTCATCGCTACTATATGATACTTTAACATCACCTGAAAAAACTTTACTTTTCTCGGCGTCATCTCCGTAATCTCTCTCGATTATCATATCAATATAGTGTTTCGCTTTTTGTAGGTCTTGTTCTCCACCTTTATTTATATGCCTGCAAATATACTTAATCGCATTGCCTTCAGCAAAGGGTAGTTTGTTCTTGTTTATAAATTCAGCAGGTTGTATCTTCATTTTAGAATAGTGGTCTCCACCTACTTGTTTATCATATGGGTTGCTCATCTTTCTCCTTTGTTAGTGTAGTGTTTCATCTTTAAATGGTTCTATTTCATCAAAATTTTTATTTATCGAATCTGTCATGCCTTTATACCCTTCATCATCTAATACTGTTTTATATATTCTTAAACCTATGGTAACTAAAGTAGCCGCAATCATCTGCCACGGAAACTTTAGTCCCATAATTAAGGAGTACCTAAAAACATCATCAAACGCTTCTTTTAATTTTTTATCTTCTTCTTTACTTGACACTTCTCTTATGACTTTCTATATTGTTTACAAATACTCTAATCAATCTTGATAGATCAACTTCTGTATCTTTAAGCGTTTTAGGGTGAGTAAAGAATACTTTACAATCATTAACTGGTATTAGTTTAGATCCTGTTGCTACAACAGCGTTATCTGTATGTTTTCTCCAGTCGTGGGAACTATATCCCAATACGTCTTGACTCATTATTCTTCCTCTCTAACATTTGTACTATCGGTTTTTGTTCCTTAGTATATTTAACTTCGCTATATCTTTTAATTTTATTTTGAACATAACTAGGTTCAATATTAATTAATTTGCAATAGTAAGTAAACTGTGGATCACTATTCATAATCCAATTGATTGATTCCATCTTGTGTTTTATATCTTGTTTATTAGAACCTGTGTACTTGGCGTCTTCAACTGCCTGTGTAAGTATTGCCGTAATAAACCCTTGCTCACCTTTTATCATTATTTACTCCAACTTATTTCATCATCTATATCTTTTAATCTTTTTTCTTCTTCAATAGATTCATTTTCTAAATTTAAAGCGATATCGATATCTGAATCTTCTTTCATCCATGATGTATCTGAAACAAACTCATTTTTTTTAATCACTTCAGCGATCTGACCAAAATAGCACCAGTTAGAACCAACAGTAATTGCACCAGTATAATTTAATTCTGTATCATACTCTTTCGCATTAACTCCTAATTCACCAGCGATATCATTCTTATCAGTAGCGATACCGATATTAGTTATCTCACCTTCTCTTCCTTTTTCGTCTTTGATTGTATCTCCTAATTGTATCTTCATAATGTTCTCCTTTTGTTATATAAAGTCGTAAGCGTATTCGCCTTTGTTAATATTATACATCTTAACCATTGTATTGTCAAGAAGTTTCTCTAGCACACCTTTTAATTCTTGTGACAGCACATCTACAAAACCTGGTGTAAAGGTAACGAATAATGATCCGTGTAAAATTTCTGCCTTACTAGCGCCACTTGATTTAGCTGCCTTTAAGATTAAATCCTCTTTGGTATAACCAATTGAGTTTTTTAAAATAGTGTTCATTATTCAGCCTCCTTGTAAAGTTCTTGTGAGTATAGGGCAAGCATATAACTTGTGATTCCTAATAATGAAGCAGAACCAGCAAGTAAATACTGATCTGTTTCTATAGCACCAACAGCAGAAAACATAGAAATTGTTCCTACAGACGCCATTATTATTGTCATATATTCTAAAAATTTTTTCATTATGCGTTCTCCGTTTTATTAACATTCATCATAATTACTTCGTCAACATTATTTTCATCAATACCTGTCATTGCGACATTCTCAACTTTTAGAATATCTGCACTAGCAGTTTCTTGTGTAATTAAGTTAGATTTAAATTGTGATAATATTTTATTTACAGCTTTTTCGGCAGTATCTTCTGCCCATTGTTTTACTTTTGACATATTTTCTCCTTAATGTAAGTTTTTTTTGTTTTCATATTATTACTATACAACATTTTTGTGGTTTTGTATAGATGACAAGTTGTCGCATTTAAAAAATCACTATTTTTGTTGTTTTTTTTCATAATATACACTTATCATATAGGAAAAACCCTTATTTGTCAAGAAAAAAGAGAGCAAAATGGGAAAAAATCGGGAAAAAAATCAACTGTTCTTGTTTTGTTCTTATTTTTTAGGATTTAGCGGCGAAATCCTAGGAATTTCGCCGTGCGTCCAGAGTAGTTCCGTCTCCATCACTACTCATAACACTTATTATATCATTTTTTAGTGATTTCGTCAAGCACTTATAAATAGTTATTATTAATTTAAAGGAAAAAAACTATGTACGAGTATAAATGCAAAATTGTAAAAATAGTTGACGGTGATACCGTTGATATTGACTTGGATTTGGGTTTTGGCGTTTGGCTTAGAGATGAGAGAGTCCGAATTATGGGCATTGACACTCCTGAAAGTAGAACAACCGACAAAATCGAAAAAATATTTGGTTTAGCAGCAAAAGACAGATTAAATTCTTTACTAGGCGGCGAAGCAATCTTGTTATCACAGGTAACAAAAGGCGGAGAGAATATGAAAGGTAAATTTGGTCGTATTCTTGGTAACTTCAAAACAATAGACGGCAAAGATGTTGCTGAAACATTGATGAATGAAGGACACGCTGTTGCTTATCACGGTGGTGACAAAGATAATGTTCAAATGCAACATTTCGCAAATAGACAGAAACTAATTGATGAA